TTCTTCTCGTTGGTTGCTTCCTTGATGGCAACAACTGTGTCGTTGTATAGACCGCTGTCACCATTGACGCTATCGACGAACTCAATCCAGGCTGTAAGAGCAGCACCCTTAACTTGGAAGTTGATTAGCTCGTAGTCCTCTGAGCCTGTCTTAGCCATAGCGTAGATAGACTTGGTGAACTTGGCTCCTTGTGTAACCTTAACGTCTGACCATGTGCCAGTGGCAACCATGCCGTCCTTGTTACGAACGGTTAGCTTGTCACTGATACCACGAACTTCGTTAGACCATAGACCAGTTTGCTTGGCTTCAGAGAAACCTTTAACTGTGTTGAGTTGATCCAAGACAATGAAAGCTGTCGAGATGGGCAGGTGCTTCTCTGTGCTTGCTTCTTTGTCCCAGTATTTCCAGTCGCCAGACTGCGTGTCCCACTCTAAGAATTTAGTGGCAGGGTTGGACGAGCCACCCCCAGTTGATGTGTTTCTTGTTCTACTCATAATATTGTATTGGTTGATGTTAGTTAAGGTTTTATGGATGTTGGTTAGGTGTGTCAAGAAGATTTTTTCTTTCTTTGATTGGCTGTTCGAACCTTGTGACAGGCCACACACACAACTTCTTGTTTGCCGTAGATCATATCCCTGAAGTGTGGGGTTAAAGTCTCTAGGGTTTGAACATCGGTGAAGGGTGTGATACCATCTACGTGGTCAATCTCATACACACTCTTGGCTCGCTTCTCCAGGGTTCCGTCAATCTTTGTGCGCCTCTCCTTCTCTGACATCCCCATCTCCTTGCCACAGTCCACACAGACCACGACGAATCGTTCTCTACCTGTAGCTGGGTTGATGCCACGCTGACGAACGGACTGGATGAAGGTCTTGCGGGACGAGTTGCGCCAGCAGGGTCTGAGGGCAGACTTAATCATGGTTCGGAACTTACCTTCCGTCATGCCTAAGACTGAATTGATTTCACCCCTAGCCATGTTGTGATAACTCTTCTTCAGTTGGATCGTAAGGAAGGTCTGGCTCGTCTATCTGTGCTAGAAAGTGGGTGGTGTCCTTACCCATGCGTTCGTGCGCTCCGATGAGAAGCTTGCGGTGTGCTTTGAACTCTGAAGAGTTGGGATGGTTTAAGCAAAAATACATTGCTCTGCCCATTACGTCCAGGGCTTCAAGCATTGTGTCTGCATATTGTCGTGCTTCGTCTAGGTCTATTGTCATATTTCTGTTAGTGATTAGATTAGTCTTTGTGATAGGGTCGTAAATGCTTTGGCTGCAGTTTGAGGAACTACTCCGTTTCCCAAGAGCCTAAGTCTGTCCACCCTACTGGAAGACCCATTAGATGTTCGACCCAGCTTGGGTTGAGCCGACCCGTCTGGGTCGAAGTCTTTAGCGGTGGGTATCCCATCTTGATTCTCACATTCGACTCCAAGTCTGGGGTTCTCCTCTCCCTCTCGCTCTGATAGTCTGGATGGATTCCTGTCGATGCTTTCGGAGTTGCCCACGACTCTTGGCTCTTCCCATTCGTATTGGGGTTCGCTTGGTCTTGAAGGCCAACGTGTGCTACCCGCTGACCAAGTGTCTGCTTGGATGGGTTCGCCCTGCTTGGAGGAACTGTGGAGTTGGTGTCCTTCCAGTCCCTCGTGGTTGCTGTTGACCAGTTCTTCACTTCTTGACACAGTGGTGGCTTCTGCCCCCCCGATGGATTCTTCTTTCTGGGTTTCTGAATGTTTGCTGTGTCCATCACCGTTGGGGTTGACCAGTTCTTCTGCTCCTCGTGAGTCTCCACTGCATCCTTCAGCTTCGCCCCATACCAAGGGCTGTTCGGTTCTTGGCTGTGCTTGCTTCGGTAGACTCCATCCACCATCTCTGTTGGGTAACTGCCCCCCGTCGTGTCGAACACTGTTGCGGTAAGCCATGATGAAGACTCGCTTTCTCTGATGAGGCGCGCCGACTTCTTCCGCTGAGAATATTCCTGCCGTTGCTCGGTAACCCAAGTCTTCCAGCTCTCGGAGGACATATTGGAGAACTGGTTCTCCGTCGGCTGTCTTGCAACTGAGGATCCCTTGTACGTTTTCAAGGAAAACAATTCTAGGTTGGCACTCTCTGATTCCGTCTGCGATGTAGGGGAAGAGGTGCCTGGGGTCTTCAGTAGCTTGACGCTTTCCAGCAGCTGAGAATGGCTGACACGGGAATCCTCCAGAGAGGATGTCCACGCATCCACGAAACTTTCCGTATGGGAAGGTCTTAACGTCCGTGAAGACAGGTGCTGCATCCAGCTTTCCCTCTTCCATCTTTGCAACCAGGTTCGCGACAGGGAATCCTTCCCTCTCCACGTAAGCGACTTCTCGCAGGTTTGGCAGAACGCTTCTAAGTCCAAGCCCGATTCCTTCGTATCCAGAACATAGGCTGAGGTGTGTAATTGTTTTGGTAGTATCCACATTGTATCTTTCTTTTAGTTTTAGTTTTAGTTTAGTTCAGTTATATTAGTAATTGTGATGGGAACATTCGTCTTCTTTAGTTTGTATCCTTTGCTCTTGCTACCAGTAGTCAAGCATTTAATTGCTTCCTCCTCGGTGTGTGCTGTTTTAATTGCACCACAGGGTGAGGGCATGTCGAGACGGGTGTATGTAAGTCTGTAGCAAGGCATCAATGGAAACGTCCTATGTGGTTCTTAAAGATGAACTTACCCTTCACATCACGCGCACCTTCACGCTGCTTGGCTATGTTATACTTCAATGAAACGTAAGCCCCATGCTCTGCGTCTACTCGACGAGCCTCATCCACATCCTTGCCGTCAGGCCACAGAAGTAAGATGATGTCGGAGTCATTTTCAATGTCACCAGAATCCTTGAGGTCATACAAGGTAAGACCAGACTCACGCTTGGCTCCCTCACGATTGACTTGTGCTAGCAGGAAGACAGGAACGTCCAACTCCATAGCCATCAGTTTCACTTGGTGTGATACCTCAGCTATGCCATCGTTCTTTTTCATGTTGCGATCCCAAGGCACAAGCTGAAGGTAGTCTATGACAATCCATTCAATCTTGTGCTTGCGCTTATACATACGAGCCTTGGCACGTAACTCATCCACACTCTTTACGTAATGGTTAGTAAAGATAGGAGCCTCTGCCATCTTGTCGGTTGCTTCCCATACACGCTTCTGGTATTCTGGTTTCATCATCCCATCGTGCAAGCGGTTGAGTGGTGTGGCAGCACAGGTTTGAATCATGCGGTTAGCCAGAGACTTGGCTTGCATCTCAAAAGAGAAGTAGAGGCCAGGTATGTTGTGTGTAACTGCGTTCTGTAAGACGATGTTCAGAGCAAGGGCAGTCTTACCACAGGACGTAGGTGCGGCAATCACCATCACCTCTCCTTTGGCTACACCACCACAGCTAAGTTTCTCATCTACTTGTGCAATGCGAGTGGGCATGGCAGACACCTCATAGGTTCCGTTCACCATAGCCTTGTAGTCCTCTCTGAGGGCTTCGGCAGCAGTTCTGATACTCCCGTCCCCCTTACCATCATCAACGTCTTGTAGGGACTGTAACGAGGCTTCTAGCCTAGACGTAACAGAGTCGGCTTCTTCCTCTCCTTCCTCTGCTTCCTCAATGGCGAGCCTACAATGACGGATGGTCTGGCGAAGCTTAGACTTCTCCTTAACTATGTTGGCGGCATACTTGGCGTGGGTGGCGGTCTCACAGGCTTCTTGAATTGTATAGATGGTGCTGATACCACCAATCTCCTTCTCGTTGCCATCGGAGCGTAGCTGCTCCAGTAGTGTGATGTCTGATAACTCCAAGCCCTTCCCTACAATCTGCCCCATAGTGGAGAAGATTGTAGAGTTGCGAGCTACATAGAAGTCAGAGGGTTGAACAACCTGTGACACCTCGTCGTAAATGGAACCATCTTCGGACAGAAGACAGGACGCAAGAACAACGGTCTCCGACTCTAGTGAGTGCGGATGCGTGTTTTTAGATTTGGGCATACTAGCTGTCTCCGCGTCCCTCTTGATCCATAACAAACTCACAAGCTTCACGTAGGCAACCAGTTCCGTAAGGATAGGTAACCAGGGATTGACCTTGCTTGCTGTATAAGATGACAGACTCTGGGCGCATATCTACGTCATACTGAAACTCTGGATCAATTCCACTTTCCTCTAGCCAAGTAAGGATTTGATCCCCTGTTCGCTTCTTAGGTTTGTCTGGGACTCGCTCTGAAATCCAGTATTCATCTCCGTCACATAGTGCGCCAACGTAGTCATCGACGAAGCGTTGCTGTCCTGCGACAACTTGTAGGCGTTGGACAAGTGTGTCCGCGTCCAAGTGTTTGGCTGGCCCGTAAGGGTAGGTTGCTGTTTTAATAATCATGTTCTGTTTGGTTTATGGTTTGGTTATAGTGCGTTATTAGCATGGCTAGATTCAAGTGACTTTAGTTCATCGACTAACTCATTGAGGTCTTCGATAGATTTTGAATCGTTGTCCATTGCGTATTTTATAATTTCAGCGAAGAATAAAGAGGTTGAAGTTTTCAATTTACTTCCCGCGTCATTTTCGCAGAAATAGGTGATAGCCCTAGCTGCTTGATCTGCTAATTGTGTTTTGCTCATGTTTGGTTATGGTAAATCTTTGCTGATCTCTTCAAGGGCTTCATAGCCACGCATCACTCTGCTGAAGTAGCTTTCTTCCTTTGTCTCTGATACAATGTCGTAATGCTCCTTGGTCATTTCTTGCAGGAAGCCATAGCGGTGTGAGGTGCGAACGCTAATTGCCGCGTATTTGTTGGCTATATACTGACCATAGTATAGAGCTTCAGTGTAAGTATCATCACACTTCCTGGAGGTGCGGAAGTGGTTTGCAGCTTTGTCTCTGAAGCCTTGCTCCAGTTGTGTGCGTTCGTGCTTTGGTGTTCTGTGTGTGTCTTTTTGTAGTTTCATGTTTATGTTTGGTTTATGGTTTATTATTAAATGCCACGCATTTTCATGATGGCAGCAACGGCTTTGTTTTTAGCCTTCTCTCTCTTCTTCTTCTGACGGTTAAGAAAACTGTAAGCCCTGTAAACCTCTGGGTCAACTGGTCTATTCCAAAAATCCTTGCATTTAACTTTCTCATCAAATGTTAGGTCTTTAAACTTCTTTCGTGAAGCCTTGCCTCTTGATGCGCTATCTTTTTGTTTTTCTGATCTCATATTTTGTTTGGTTTATAAACTTGGAATGGTCTTTGCCACCTCCATGATAAGTTCGTTTTCTAAAAGCTCTGGTGGCATTGGTGACCTCCAGATAGAGATCAGCATGAGGCACTTTGTATATGCGTCAAGGGTAAAACCTTCTGCTTCGTAAATTTCTTTTGCGGCAGGGATAGGTGATGGTGGTGTTCCCATCCTTTCGCAATAGGCAGAGGCTAACTTCTGAGCCTTGGCAATGCCAATCCCCTTCATCCCCTCAATGTTGTCGGTTGAATCTCCCATGAGAAGTTGAACCAACCAATGGTAGTCTGCTTCCGCTTGTGTCACT